TGGTTTACAGAAATATTTTCAAAAGACTCGCGGGGGTAGACGTGCGCATCGCTCTTCTAAACGAACTGTTAAGCGCTAACAACCTTTTAGAAACAACCTTTTGAAAAAAGGTTGAGCCAAAATCATGTGTAAATTTTGCTGAATTGTTTTGCCCAAAATGTTTTGCCATACTTTTCCCAAAAGTATTTTAAAAGTTGTTTTGCCCAAAATGTTTTGCCATACTTTTCCCAAAAGTATTTTAAAAGTATTATTTAAACAATGAGTTTTGAAGAAAACATTAAAAATTGGGTTGCGATAGACAATCAGATTAAGCTGTTAAATGAGAAGACCAAAGAGTTGAGAGAAAATAAAAATACGACAGAAGAAGCAATCATGACCTATGTTAAAATAAACAAATTAGCCAATGCCGTTGTCAATATATCTGATGGTAAATTAAAATTTGTTAATACCAAGCAAACTGCCCCATTAACATTAAAATTTGTAGAGGATTGTTTAAAAAAATGTATTAAATCAGAAGAACAGGTTAAGCAAATTATGAATTATATTAAAGAATCTAGAGAAAGCAAGTATAGTCCTGATATAAAAAGATATTATGCTAATAATTAAATTAATAAATTATTAATTATTAAATTATTAATTATTAAATTATTAATTATTAAATATACTACATAGAATTAATGTTCTAAGTATTATATTATATAATGATGGATGATAATTCTATTGATTATGAACTGACACCAGAAGATTTAATTTATCATACCAGTAAAAATGGGAAGATAAAAGCTGGTGGTTATTCAATAAATTCAACACTTTTAAAAAAAAAGATGCCTGTTGTAAAAGGTGGGAAAAAAAATATTAATGTAAATATGAATAGCGCAGACAGTGATAATAAAGTAAGTGAGCGATTTGATAATATGGTAATACCTGCTGGGTTATTATATTTAAATCATACTATAGATAATAAATCTGGCGATAATAAAATCGAAGTATGTGAAATGAATGATGTTGTTCCAGAAGATTTGTATAGTAAATTAATGAACCTTGCTGAAATAAAAGAAACAAAATCCAAAAAACTTACGCGCAATAAAAAACTCAAATCGAAAAATAATAAAAATAAAAATAAAAAAACAAAACGCATTGTTAAATATTAAAAATTAAAAATTAAAAATTTTAAAAAAATAAAAAAATAAAAAAATAAATATTAAATATGTAATATGTAAATAATGATTGAGATGACACAAACATGTCTTGTATGTTTGGAGGATTCAGCTATTAATATTAAAACTATTCCGCTTTTACTTAAAATTTGTGAATGTGACTATTGGATTCACGAACATTGTATAAATGCTTGGCTAATTAAAGAACCTGTTTGTCCCATTTGTAAACGGCTATTGATTTATGAAAATGAAGCATTGGTGGCTAATAATAATAATATTAATAATAATATTAATAATAATATTAATAATAATATTAATAATAATAATAATAATAATATTAAATTTATGCGAGATTCGCTGGTGTTTTCTATATCAATATTAATCATAGTAATCATAGTTATCATAATATTTGTTTAATTTTACTTATAATTTTACTTATAATTTTACAAATACTTATAAGCCCACGTTATTAGCACTTTAATATTTTCGAGCATAATTTTTAAATCATCGCATCTATCGTTCTCTTCAATATTCACTATTTTACATTCCAAATGTTCTTCCAATCGATGTAAGGATTTTTTATACGATACAAGTTTATCTTTCATTCCGCCTTTATTTTTAGCTAGAATCATCAAGCCGTAATATTCAAATACATGTTTGTACCAGTCATTAAGACCATGCATAGTAGACATGTCTTTCGGCTTACAATTCTTTTTTTGTGTGCGATGCGTGTTCCTACGTTTATGAGTGACCATTTTTATAGTATATTATTATTCTAAATATTTATATATAATCACGCAAAACTATAGAACCGCAGCGAGCTTACAAAATACTCCAACTATTATGATTAAATGGTGCGACCACTATATCATGTATTTTAGTTCTCCAATAGTCTACACGTTTGTCAAATTCAATTTCAGCTTTCGACTTTGGATATAAAGGACTATTCATCATATTTCTCGCTTCTTCCGGTGTGATTTTAGGTTTATAGCCATAACAATTGACTCCAAAACGAACATTCGGGTTATCTATATAACCACCATTTATTCCCGGACGTCCACAGTCATGCTCGTGTCCCTTTATGCCTTGTAATGTATTCCACTTTTCTGTTTGTGTCGGATACAACGCCATCTGTCCTTCAGACCATCCAAAGCCACACCAGTCTGCTCCATCACGGTAAGCATCATCTATTTCTTTATATGTGGCTAAACGCCCTCCATAGGCATTGCATATCGCTTTAGAATTTTCATAATCATATTTATTGTCAGGCACATGAAAAACTTGTTGGTTAAAGTGTATTTCGGGGACGTTTGTTGGTGTACCCTCATTTTCGCTATCAACAACAATATCTACAGTTGGTGCTGAAGAGAATAAATTTTTAATACTCGCAATTATATTAAAATTGAAAATATATGCCATTCCATTCAGCAGTATAAGTAATACAAATACACCCCACAATAACACTTCTATAAATAATAAGCCTTTTCCTGTGTCGGTCGTAGCAGCAGTACTAGTGGTGCCTAAAGAAGCGAATAAAAAATAATATAAAATAATTACAGCCGCTATTACTGATATGACGATTGGATTTAAAACAAAATTGTTAAAACCACTCATTTGATTCATACTATAAGGTATGCCTGTGGTAGAATTAATATTAACACTCATATTATATATAGTATCTTTTTTTATTTTATTTTCCGATAAAAGTAGCAATAAGCACTATTTGTGATGACCTGTGATTCAGGTATTTCATTCACCACAGTATCATTAAAAATATACCATTTCCCATTAGCATTCTTAATATTAGCAGTATAATGTCCACCCATAGCCCCGCCATGATGATTACAAATCGCATATAATTCATAGATATAACTACTACTGTTGTAGCCTTTGACATATTTTGTAAAATCCGCATTCGTTAAAGGGGCTTGTACAATTGTATTTATTTTTTTAAATTGGTTATTTTCATGTTTCCAGCGTTTAATATCAATAATCATCACATCAGGTAGACTCCAAAAAATAATACCACGATTCGCATTTTCTTTTGTCTTTGTTTTATCATTATACCACGTGTTATCTCCTTCTAAACTTTCCTTATGACAATATAAATCTAAACAATCGAATAGGGACGGATTAGATTTATCCGACGGTATTGGAATACTTAATACAGAAAATGGTTCTGGTGTTAGGCTCATTGTTTCACCGGTTACTTGTGAGGTTATTTCCGAAACGTGTATGCCATAAAATATATTCAACATTTCAGAGTATTCTTTTTTATACATGTTTTTCATCATTGTATAACAAATTGTCGCTAGATTATCTACACTATTTTGAGCTGAACCAGTAATTTCCATATCTACATCTCTGGACAAAGAAGTATGAAAACAATCAATGATAAAAAGCAAAAATTCCTGTAAATCATTTTGCGCATGCCCAGTAAAAATATCCCTCTTCTTAATAGATGCTACCTTTTGTATGGATTTAACAAATCCCCATGGAGCTACGACGCAATTTGAACTCCACATTAATTCTCGCAGTTTATCCCATTCTAATAGAATGATTGAATCCGCGACTCGATTTAATTTTTTCTTATAATCGCCATTTTGTATGAAATTGTTTAGTTCATACGTATGAGATATAATTTGCATACATGAATTTAAATAACATGTGTTGCCTACATTGGCTAACCCGCTAATTCCTTTATCTTCATATTTTTTAAAGAGTAGAGTTTTTTTATTAGCTTCGGTCATATAATAATTATTATTACAATTATTATATTTATATACTTTTGAGAAAGCTTGGCAAAACAGCTTTTGAAAAAAGCTTGGCAAAACAGCTTTTGAAAAAAGCTTGGCAAAAATATACATAAAAAACAAAGGGTTGTTTTTGGTCCAACCTTTTCCCAAAAGGTTGTTTCTAAAAGGTTGCGGTTGTTTTTGGTCCAACCTTTTCCCAAAAGGTTGTTATCATCTGATTACCCTTTTTCAAATTATCCGCCTTGTAAAGATAATCATCAAATAATAAATGTTTGACTTCTTTATTGCGCAGAGCTTCTGCTTTTTTTCTATATTCAGCTGGATCAGGAAATTTCTTTTTAAGATTTTCCAGTTCGACATACCATTTTCTTAATGTTAGCAATCCTTTTTTTTTCCGGAAATCTTTCATCTGCTCTAATACCAGTCCAAACAACTGTTGTAATGGTTTCATAATTTGATTCGTAATATAGAATGAATAATTAATCTTTACTTTACCTTTACTAGCAATAATAAATTCAGGCGTTTCAATACGCTCCCCTTGTAATACCTTCTTATCCGGATTTTCAATATATATAAAAGGGATTCGATCTCCTATGCTCGGTTTATTGCCGGGATCACGCCGACCAATTCTATCTGCCAACACCTTGTGAGCAATTTGCTTTGGATTTTTATAGCCTGACCGAAGCGATTTGGTAATAATGAATTTATCCATCCCATATTTTTCATCCGTAATATTTTGTAAACATGACCTGGTAAATATTAGTGCTTTCTCCACATCTTTGTCTTTCATAAAGATATCTATAACACCCCCATAAATATCTTTTACAATCGGTGCATTATCACGTCGTCTTAAAACTATACCCATCGATTTGCGTTTGCCCTTGAGATAGTCCAGTTCAAATAACATTCCGACATAACGTTTTTTCGACAATAGACAAAACGGCAAGAATGTTTTCTCATATTCTAAATCGTGCGGCGCTTTTAAAAACATGGATGCGAGTTCTCCTGCTTGTTGCGCCAGTTCAATCGTTATTTCCAGAGCTTTTTGTCCAATAATTTTATTTCCTTCCATATCACACAAATTAAATTTAAAGAAGACTGAATCCGTGTCACCATATACATATTCGGCATTGGTTCGCACCTGACCGTGATTTTTTGTTTCTAGTACTTGGTCCGCATATGCTTCTTCAATGACCCGTTTAGCATAGATGAGCAATTTACGACCAATAGCTGTCGTGCTGGCCGCACAATCCTTATCATAAAATGTACTGGTTTTCGCACCCGTTTGCCCATACATTGAATTATTGGTGACCTTTATACTCAACTGACGTTTATCCAATATATTTCGCATAAATTCGTCTGGATGATTTTCTCCCTGTTTTCGTGTGGCTTTTCGAGCGGCTAACAATTCTGCCAAAATAGACGGCATAATGGCTTTTGCTCCATTGGGAAATTGTGCCCAACGACATGTCTTGTATCCCACTTTTATTTTTTCCATACCCGCCTTTACATTCCCATTTTTCCGTTGCCATTTATATGTGTCATAGGTGATATCGACATATTTATAATCGGGCAAATTATCGTAAATATACAACCCTG